CTGCACGTCGGCACTTACGCTGAGCATGACGGCAGCGGCGACTCTCGGCGACGGCTGGTTTTGCTATGTCCGCAATTCGATCAGTGGCCGGGCAATCGCAGATGCCGTCGTGATCGATCCAAATTCAACGGAACTGATCGACGGCCTTTCGACGATCACGATGTACCACGGTGAAGTGCGGTTAATCGTTTGCACGGGAACGGCGTTCGTGACGACCATGCTCGTCGGGCATGATGTCATCATCACGACAAGTGGGACATATATTCCGCCGACTGGTGCCAGTCTTGCTGTCGACCTAGGTGCCGGCGGTGGCGGTGGCGCCGGCGGCGTGTCAGCCGGTACCGGGGTCAACCACCAGGGCGGATCTGGCGGCGGTGGCGGTGCTCACGACTTCCGACTGTTGGGACCGACTGAATTCACTCCCGGCACTGGAATCACTGCCACAATTGGTGCTGGCGGAACAGGCGGTGCTGCCGGGACCAACGGCAATCCCGGATCGGCGACGACGTTTGGTTCGTATCTGTCAGCTTGTGGCGGTGGCGGAGGACTTGCCGGAACTAGTAGCCAGTCTGGAGGCGGCGGCGGTGGAGTAGGCTTGTTAGGAACTACTGGCCGTTTATCGCTTATAGCATCAGTTGATTTCACTCTTCAAACTCCGGCCATGGCGCCCAGTGCGTCGGCCTATGCTCATCATCAAAATAATACGCGACTGACATATTTTTGTTAGCCAAAAACCATTCCGAGCTTTTTGTTGTGCCAAAATAAAAATAAAGCGGAGTGGCTCTCACATTGCTCACCGTTTCACTATCGCTCCACGCAACAATGATTTCCTGCCCGTCTTCGGGTAACTGATTTTTGAACTCACTGAAATTCATCATGCCGCAAGCACTTCGATTTTGTGCAGAGATCGTCGCTCTATTCTTGGCTTAAGAGCAAGATCAATTGCAAAAGAAACGCGCTCAAAAGCTAAAATAAATGGCGCATTAGGATTTAACTGGCTTTCTTCATAGATCCTATTTTTTGCATACTGCATAAATGATCTAGAGACCGATCCTTTTTTGATTTCTGACCGCAGCCAGCGGCAGTAAACCAGGGTGTTTTCTGGGAAAAATCCAGACAGATAACCTTCAAAGCAATCTGCGGTTAATCTATTTAATTTAAGCATTTCAATCTCTGGTGGTGGTGGTGCTAATGCTGCAGCCACAGGTATCATTTCAGGTGGTCAAGTAACTCAAGTAGTGATGACCAATCCTGGTACTGGATATACCAATGCGTCTAATATTACAGTCACAATTACTGGTGGTGGAGGCTCAAATGCTACTGCTAAAGCTATTATCAACACTAATGACAACACAGGGATTCAATCTTTTAGTGGTCGTGTATGGATTGCTTCTGGTCGTAATGTTTATTACAGTGCTGCAGGCTCATATTCTGACTTTACTAGCGTATCTGCTGGTACAGTTTCACTCACTGATGCTACTTTAAGAAGTAATATTGTTAATTTACTCTCAGCTAACAACTTCTTATACATCTTTGGTGAAGATTCTATCAATGTATTCTCAGATGTAAGAGTAACTACAGCAGGCACTACCCTATTTACTAACACTAACGTATCGGCATCTATTGGTACTCAGTTGCCTTATGCCATATACCCATTCTTTAGATCAGTTTTATTTATGAATAACTATGGTGTTTATGCCTTAGTGGGTTCTACCACTACAAAACTATCTGATGCTATTGATGGCATTGTAGAATTTATTGATTACAACTCTCCTGTCACAGGCGGACAAGTGCTTTTACAAAATGCTCTTTGTGCTGCCTTTAACTTTAAATATACAGGGGATAGTGTTTCTGGAAGATTTATGCAAGCTGTGTTCTTTGAAAAGAAATGGTTTATGACTTCTCAAGGAGCACTAAGGCACGTTACAGCTACCCCTAAAGATGGTCAAGCTTTGATTTATGGAAGCACAGGAACTGATCTTTATAAGCTTTACTCTAACTTAACAGCTTCTATTGCAACCACAGCTTCTACTGCCTTACATCCTATGGGTGATCCAATTAGAGATAAACAAGCACTAAAAGTGGGCATTGAGGCTACTGCTTCTAACAATTATCCATTTATCTTTAACATGACTGTGGATAATGAAAATAGATCAAGTCCAGCTTATACACTTTCCTCGTTTGTAACTTGGGTAAATAATTCAAATTCAACGATTTCATGGTTGAATAATTCAAGCAATATAGTACAATGGGGTACAGTTGGGTATAATCTATACAAGACTGATGCACAACAATATGGTAAGTATCTTGGCATGACCGTGACCTCAAATTCACCTGGATACACCATAAATGGATTTGAATATGAACATGAATTAAGAGCAAGGTTCTAATAATATGGCAAAACCAATATCGATACCAAATACCTTTGCGACAAGCACAAGTGCTATTCCACTTTCATATTTGGATCAAGACTTTAATGCTTTAGCTAATGCAACTAACGACTTAGCTACCTATTCAAACTATGTCCTTGACACTGGTGCTGTCAATGCTTACATAGCAAACTACCCTTCAAACATTGTAACTTCCTCTTTAACTGGTGGATTAAGATTACAATTTAAAGCAGCAAATACAAACACAGGCGCTTCAACTTTAAATGTACAGGTTGATAGTGTTTCTATTGGTTCAGGTGCTTTAAAACTAAGTGATGGCTCTGCTCTTGTTGCAAACACCATTGTAGCTAACGCTATTGTGGATGTTCAATATGATGGTACAGCTTTCCAAATTATGAATGATCCTAGTGGTGGTGCTGAAATCATCACTAACTTAACACTAAGTGGAAACTTAGCAGTTACAGGAACATCTACATTTACAGGTAATGTGACAGCTAACGTAGCAAGCATTACTACGATTTCAAACAATACAACATTTAGTAGCACAGGTGCTATTACTTTACCAAGCGGTACAACTGCAGAGCAACCAGGATCACCAAATGCTGGTATGATTCGATATAATTCCACATCAGGTGGATTTGAAGGATATACCACAACATGGGGTTCTATTGGTGGTGGTGCAACTGGCGGTGGTGGAGATCAAGTATTTGTTGAGAATGACCAAACAGTTACAACAAGTTAAACAATATCAAGTGGTAAAAATGCAATGAGCACTGGACCATTAACAATTAATTCTGGCGTAGTTATCACAGTTCCTAGTGGTGCTCGTTGGGTTGTCATGATTCGCTGGTACGGCTCTGTTGCAGCCGCCTATGCGTTTTCTGCTCTTCTCGTTGGACTCCAGGAGGCCACTGGTACGAGCGCCTCCGAGTTCTGGAGCGGCGGCACGTCTAGCTACTGCGTTTACGCTTACATCTTCACGCAGACGGCCCGTACCGCGTCCATCGCCTTCTCTGGTATGACCCTTCCTACGGGTACCCAGATTTCAACCCTTTACGTCTCGCAGATTTCTTCTGATGTTTCAACTTTGAATTAAACATTCAATTTTACTCAGTTGTTTCCCCAAATCAATCTGAAATCATCCATTTCTCTTTCAACTGTTCTCAGCCATTGACGGATCTGTTCTACTCGGGCCGGATGGTTCCTGTTGAGTACCATCGCTGTCCTTAGCTGCCTGTGCTGGCATGACGGTATGAACCACCCGGTGAGGAACGTAGGGAAGTCCGCGTTCACTCGCCCGGAACGGTTCGCGCTCACCCACGCGTCGTGCGCTCGGCCCGGGTCCATCTCGAAGTCGAGTGCGTCGTCGAACCCATCCCACCCCTGTGGCGGGCGGAAACGCCGCCCTGCCCCCGCCATCAGGTATCTCGCCCCGTAGTACCTTTCATAATGCGCAGACCACTCCCATCTGTCTGCTGGTTCGTATTCCATTGGAACGTTCTGTTTGTGTCTTATCGCGTCTATCGTGTTAGGGGCCGCGTAGAGCGGCCCCGCATTTGCGCCTGCGGCCTAAGGTCGCTCACCGTTACCCGTCGCTCACCACTACCCGCGACTACTATCACAACCCGCCCGGAGCGGAGGGCACCTGTGCCCCGGAGCGAAGCGGAGGGCGCACGGGGCCCGGAGCGGGAGGGGCGGGGGGGGGCCCCTTTAGGGGGGGGGCGGAGCCCCGGCGCCTGCCAGCCGCGCCTGCGGCCGAAGGTCGGGCACCGCTACCCGCGACATTGCCCCCGGCAGGGGCCCCCGGCCGGGTCAGACCAGCTAGGATCTTTGCGCCCCGTAGCTTAGCGGAGGTGCGCCTTTGTAACCCTAGCTGGTCACATCGTGACCATTTCCTGCTGAATAGCAGGTCTTGATCAGCGCGTCGTGCTGATCATCGTAAGTTGAACGCTTGCTGTGCTTCGGGTCGCGCGGGCCGAAGCACTCAAGCTTGAAAACGAGAGAATTTTCTCCGTTAACGTCTTAGAAATCTTACCGTTGTTGTACTTACCATTCAAAAAATCCAACGGTAAGATCTCGGCCACACAAAAAAGGTTGCTCACAAATCACAACTCAAATCGAGTAAGATGAGCAGCAACCCTTTCCCAAGCGGTGGTCAGCCAGAGCTGAACTTCCGCGCCAACTATCGGCAGTGGGTGCTGACCATCTTCGATGTACAAAACCAGCTGCCGCGCTTCCTAGAATGGATTGCTTCTTTGCCGACCGACTCGCTGAAGGACTGGTTCTATGGGGCCGAGATCGCGCCCCAAAACCAGACGCTTCATGTGCACATGGGGATATGGTTCAGCGATCAGCTGAGATTCACCAAGTTCCGTCGGATGCTCCAGGACGCAGCGCTGTCCGCATGGATCTCTCCGATGAAGGGAACCTGGGAGGAGGCCGAGGCGTACGCCTTGAAGGACCCGATGCACGTCGATGG